GGGGGCGGGGGGATGGGCGCGAGCCATTTGAGGATGTCGTAGACGCGGCTGGGGATGAGCCAGTCGGGCACGTCATGGGTGACGTCGGCCGTCTCGGGCCAGTCGCTCACATCGACGCCGGGAAGCGTTTCGCCGGTGTCGGTCGTGTTTTTGCTGTCGGTCATGTTTGCTCCGATCAATAAGGGATGATGATGGGGTGATGCCGTCACCCGGTCAAGCGGGTGGCGGCATCTGTTGAGTCTCAGCGGCAGGTCACCACGTCGCCCACATAGTAGACGTTGATGTTGCCGGAGGGTACCGTGCATTGGCTGACGCTGTAGCCGTGGGAGGTGGCGAACTCCCATACGGTGTCGCCCCATTGGAGGACCTTGGAGACCCCGCCGGACGATGCGGGGGCGGTGCCGCCGCCGTAGGTTACGACGTCGCCCACGTAGTAGCGGTTGATGTCACCGCTCGGCGTATGCCACGCGGACAGGGGCCAAGCATCATAGGCGACGGCGAGTCCCCAGATGGTTTCTCCCCACTGCATGACGTGGCTGATGCCACCCGTGTTGGTGTTGGCCGGGGGAGTGCTCGGCTGCACGGGCGCGGGCGTTGCCGGGGCCGGGGCTGTGGAGCCGCCGGTGGGGTTGGCGTACAAATCCCACTGCCATGCCTCGCCGCGGAACAGGTTGAGGTCGATTGGACTCCACGTGTTGACCACGCCGGTGCCGGAGTACTGGCGCATGGCCTCGCCGTATGCGCCCAGCATCCACGGGGATGCCTGATAGCCGGTCGGGCTCATGTTCGCGTATTGTGCGATCCACAGGCCGTACCGGTTGCGGATGTCCTGCGGGATGGTGCCGGCCACCGGGCCGGTGTACAGCAATGGGCGCACATCGCCGCTCAACCGTTCACACTCCGCCATGAATCGGCGTACCCAATCCCAATCGCCCCATGCGGGGTTGTCGTCCATCTCCCAATCCAACGCCACGATGCCGTGACGCCAATAGTTCGACGTGTTGCGATAGAAGAATTGGGCTTCCGCCTCCGGGTTGCCTCCCATCGCGTAGTGATACAAACCGAATTTCTTGCCGGATGCTTGTGCCTGGGCGATCATGCGGTTGGCGTCCGTGTTGACGCCGGACACCAAGCAGTTGTTGTTGACTTGCCCGGTGCCCCATGTGGTGCCGACCACGATGAAATCGGCCTGCATGTTGTACACGTCCGCGCCGCACTGCCAGTTGCTCATGTCCACGCCCTGCATGTCGGCCATCGCCGCCGGGGCGAACGCCATGGAGACCGCGACGGCAAGCGCGGTCAGCGTCATGCCCACGCGCCGGTGCAGGTGTCCGTGTTTCGGCTTGCCTTTGTTGAGGATTCCCACATCCTCTCCTTCCCGCCCCGAGTCAAGGGGCAATAGAAAAGCCATCCCGGAATGGGATGGCTTTGAAAACCTGTGTGAAAATCAATGCCTGTGCGCGCCATGATTGAATATGATGATGAGCGCGAGCAGCAGCAGATATATGCCGCCTGCGATCATGAGATGCGTCATTGCCGGTCCTCCAAATATTTTTCGGCGGCGGCGACGATCCAGCATTGCGCGTCCAATTTCTCAAGCTTCGACAACTCGTAGCTGACGGCCTCGCTGTGGTCGGTGTCCTTGTCGCCGTAAATCAGACTGATGATCGTGTTTTTGATCGTGTCCCGGCAGAGCTCGTCCATACGGTCGTCGAATTTCGCGGTGCGTTCGCCGAGTTGTCGCGTCTTGGCGAAATGCTGGGAGAGCGGCGAATCGTAAGGCAGGCGTTCCGGTTGCACGTGCGCGTACAGGCCGGTCGCCAACGCGTCCAAAGCGCCCGGCCAGACTCTAAGTCCGAGCGTGATGATGGCGCACGCGCCACCCACCCCACCGAAACCGGCTAGGAAATTTTGCAGCACATTACATCTCCTTATGGGAAAGCCCCGCACGTGGCGGGGCTGTGGTTGGTTTAATACGGGTGGTCAACGGCGGCGAACACGAGCGGCAATCCGGCGTTCTGCAGCAGGGTTATGAGCGAACCGTCATTGAAACCACACAGGCGGGTCAGCACCGTCACGCCAACAGGTGTCGGCACAGTCAAGTTGTTCCTAGTGCCGATGAGATACGAGCCGTCCTTTTTCTGCCACGCAACGTTAGCCAGTCCATCAGGCCTTGGTTCTGGCGGATACAACCAGCCAGTATCTTCGCCGGTGACGGTTATCTCACAGCCCTCGTCGGTGATCTTCGACGAGGCGTTCTTATAATTCGGAGCCCACGGCACCACCGGATCACGGTCCTTCAGGGTCGGCGGATCATAAAGATTCCTGATTCTCACGCGGCCACCCCCAAACTGATGAGGGCTAGTAGATTGCCGTATCCTTGTCGAAGCAGTTGACGCCGACCGTCTGAAGGACAGTCCAATCGTCGTCCGAGAAGATTCCTCGGCATGCGAGCAGGACCTTCGCACCGGCGCCCATGAGCAATCCCTTGCTCCACAGGTGCAGGTTCTTCGTGATTGCCGAACCGCCGCTGAACGTGACATCGTCGCTCGTCGGCTCCACACGCCCCTGCACATCCTCGATGACAGCCGAACATATGTATCCGCCCGTCAGCGATGGAATGACGATGTTGCCCCACAACCGCAAGAGCTGATTGTCCTCGGTCGCCGTGTAGGTCCGCCCTTCCACGGTGCCGGGGAATGAATTGCCGTTCGATACGATGGTCTTGGTGGTCTTCGCCATATTCCGAACGATCATCGCCCACCCGCCTTGACGGGGCTAGTACGGCGCGTTCTGCGCGGTGAAGAAGCTCGGAAGCCCCCCCCCGACGGCGGCGTCGTAAGTGTCGGCGCGCTCCACGATGACATTGCTGATTGTCACACCGTTCTGGAATGCCCGAATGCGAACACGGTCTGGCTTTTTGAATGTGAAAGTCGTCTGGACGTGACCAATCTTGTCGGAAGAGAAAAGGGGGTTCCAGCCAGAATCGAACAACATTACATTAATGCCGGTTTGAGTCCCACTGTTTTGAATGTCAGCCGCGAAAACATAAGTGCCAGCCTCAAGATTGTCGATTGCGACATCATAATCGCCGTGCGTGATGTCGCCTGTCCCATCATTGACCAATGGCGTCAATGGTGACGGATACAAGTTAATCCTCTGCATGATTCTCCAATTCCTTTCCCGTCAAAAGCTTCCAACCATTCCATTCCTTGCGCCATATTTCGCGGATACGGTCGATAAGGAAGCACATCACGTTCGCATCATCGCCGACTGCGCCGGTGTAATACTTGAGGCCATTGTGCAGTTTCTCGGTGCGGCACCACAGGCTGCCGACCGGAACCGTCGAAGGCTGGTCGGGCTGGACGAGGATCTGCTTGGCACCCAACGTCTTGCCGCCTTCGGCAATCGACACGTGGCAGGCGTTGAAAGCGTCCTGTTTGAGGACGGTGAGGAAATTCGACGAATCGGAAACGAAGCTCACCGTGCCGGCATTGATGCTCGCCACGGTGGAATCAGCCGTGGAAAGCGTCAAGGATGCGTCTTCGATGTGACCGTCGGCGAAAACCTTCTGAGCGGCCACCTTGACTTCCGGATGGTCGGCATAGAGCGCCTGAGAGGTGAAATCGACCGGTTTGAGCCACACGTCCACGAGTGTTTCGGCGGCTGGCGGCCATACTTGCACGCCGTCGTAAAGCGCGTTCCAGAAGACCGGCTGGCCATTATTGGCCATATACGGGAGGCCGACTTTCACGCCGTTGAGCAGTACAACCATTTGTCACGCCTCCTGAGAGGAGGCGGAATCGGCGGAATCGGTCGGCATGGTATCCGTCCTGTCCTCGCCAGACACGTCGGACACCTTATCTTTCACGCTCTTCACCGCCTCGTCAATCGCCGTCAAAGCGTCATTCGCATGTGATTCCACGACCGTCTTCGATTCGGTGATGCTGTCGGCCACCGCCGCCGCCCGCACGCCCCCCGCCCCGGCACCCGGCGCCGCATTAGCCGCCTGAGCAGCCGCAGCCGACTGCGACTCCACCACGGCGCGAGTATCAGTCAAATCCTCCAGAATCTGGGAAGCCACCGTCTTGGCCTGACCCTCCGGATAAAACACCATCTGACCCGGATTCGCCGCTGACATGGCCTGCGCCTCGGACAGGGAAGAAGCAAGCAGATACGTCAGCGCCGTACCGGAATTGGGTGCCGGGGCCAGAGTACTCGCGTCCACATCGACCAGATCGGCGAACGCCACGGGCGTGCTCGAATTCGGTACCTGCACGCATCGGACGAAACGCCAGGCGTCCGGCGATTCGCCTACCGTCACCTCGTAGGCGAACGTGTTGTCGGTCGGCGTAACATCAACGGTGGCAGTGCCGGTTTCCGACAGTCGCACGTCGAAAGAGTCGCGCACGACGATGCGCTTGCCGACCTTGAACCGGCCTGTCGGCACCACATGCACCAGTTCGCCGGCCAAAACCGCGACGCCATCGGCGCTTGGATGGCCGAAATCGAAATTAATCTGAGTCAAAACATCCTCCTAGAAAACAGGGATATGGAACAATGAGAAAACCCACACACACGCCCACCCAACGGCAACATGACGATGTGTGGGATTATCCAACGGAATTGGAAAGGGACCAATGCTTTTCGACACATTCGTAACCACCGTTTGGAAACCCTCATGTTCGAAACTCCGCGAATGCACCAAAGTAGGCTACGAAAGCGCCCTGAACTGCCATATCCTCCCGCAATGGAGCGGAAGGGACATGGACTCGATCAGCATGGCGGACATCGAATCATGGTTGGACTCCTTCGATAAGCCGGGAGCGGCACGCAAGGCCTACGCGGTGTTCCGCTCGATACTGCGACTCGCGTTCAAACGCGGTTTGACCGACAACGACGTGACCAGACGCGAGATACGCCTGCCACGACTGCGGCACTACGAGCCGCAAGTACTGTCCGCGTCGGAAGTACGCAGACTGTTGAAAGGCTTCTACGGGCATCCGCTCGAAGCATGGCTATTGGTGTCCGTGTGCGCCGGATTGCGACGCTGCGAAAGCGTGGGCGTCGAATGGGCCGACTTGGACTTGCGACGCGGCACCGTCACGGTGAAAAGGTCGGTGCAATGGGTGGCAGGCCATGAGACCGTCACCGAACCGAAGACCGATCTGAGCCGACGAACCGTCGCATTGCCACGGTTCGCGGTCAAACGATTGGCGGAACTACGCCACGGCACAAAGACCGGCCGACTGGTCGGCAGTCTGAACGCGAACCAAGTGGCGAACCACTACCGCAGTTGGTGCAGGCGCATGAACCTGCCCTGCGTGCCTCCACGCAACCTACGCCACACGTTCGGCACGTTGGCGATCAAGGCCGGAACCGACATCAGCGTGGTCGCACGACAGCTCGGACACTCCGACATCCAAACCACCGCACGGTATTACCTCAAGCCCGATCTGAGCGTCCTCAAGGACATGCAGAAAGCATGGCAGAAACTCATATTGACCTGCTGATAGCATTCCGTAACCCAGACATGCCAACTGAAATTTCAGGACACCTCATCGTTCGTTCCGGCTGCTTATGGCGCTTCGAGC